CGGTACGATCGGGCGGGCAAAGGTCAGCGCGAGCGCGTCAGCCGTGTCCGGCGAGCGAATCCCGCGCTTTTTCATGTCGTCTTTGCTCTCGACCAGCTTCAGGCCGTTGCTGTTGTGCTTCCAGCCGGGCGCGGACAGGTCCGACAGTAGCTCGGACGAGTTGGGCAGGCGGCACGGCGTGTTCTCGAGCCATTCCTTCATGTTCCACCACATCTCGGCGCGCAGATTGGCGTAGACGTCGGTGCGGATCGGCTTCTCGCCGCTGTTCACGCCGATCACCGGGATGTTCAACTCCTTGAGGCGGTCCACGATGCCGCTGCCGATGCCGATCTTGTCGACAAACAGCGCGTCGGGATTCTTGTCGCGGTACAGCGCGGCCAGCATCCCGGCGACTTCCATCGGCCCCTTCTTGGCGTGCGTCTCGATGCGCGTCACCATACGCCCGCGCCGGAAGATGATCGCGGTGCGGTCGTCGCCGAACTCGGCCGGATCGCAGCCAATCGCCGTCACCGCGCGCGGCACTTCGATGAACTGGCTGTTCATCGCCGCGGCCGGCAGGTTCGGCGGGATCAACGGGTTCGCGGTCGTGGACTGGAACGCCAGCGCGGCAACAGCCGGGTACTCCTGATCGAACAGCCATTCGAAGCCGACGCCGTACGACACGATCTTGTTGCGCCGCCACTGCATCTGCCCGAGCGTCAGGCCGTAGGTGAGCATGTAGGTGGATTCTTCGGGCGTCAGCTCGAAGTCCTCGCGCGGCGTGGTCGAATACTCGGTCTGCCAGTACCAGGGCACGAAAATGGCGATGTATTCGCCCCGGCCGGCCTCGGCGTCCTGCCACATGCTGTGGAACTGATTGCCCAGGCCGTTGGCGGTCGACTCGAGAATGATCTCGGTGCCGTCGGCGTCCGGCACGGTCGAGCCGATGCCGGCCAGGTGCTGCGCCGCGTTCTGCCAGAAACCGAACTCGGAGCCGTGCAGGAACTGCGCGGTGTTCGAGCGGCCCACGTCCTTCGAGCCCGCGGTCGCCAGCTTGTAGCCACCATCCCACTGGTCAAACACCAGCTCCTGGGCGTTGGTCGCGCCGGTCGAGGGCGGCAGCGGGTTGTGCTCGTGGTACCGCTTGACCATGGCAAACAGGTTGTTCGTCGCCTTCTGCTCGTGTGCGACGATGAAGGCCCGCTGGCCCTCGCGCATGCTGGTCTTGTGGTAGAAGCGCGCGGCAATGTAGGTGCTCGCGCCCTGCTGGCGTCCTTTGAGGATCAGCGCCCGGACCCGGCCGTACGCCTGCAGTTGCCCTTCCAGGCGCTCGTGAATGTAGCGTTGCGCCTTGTTCAGATCGAGCGGCCGCTTATGCCCGATCTTGTCGAGGATCTTGAGGCAGTGCGGCGCGTAGATGAGGAAGTCATCCCGCAGCCGCTTGCCAAGCGCCTGCTCGGGCGTCAACATCACCGCGGCCATTCAGGCAGCAGCCTCCGCGGCGGCGACGTCGCGCATGAGCCGCTCCAGCGGCGATTCTTCCTTGGCCTTGGCGTCGATGCCGAAGGCCTCGCGCTCCAGCTTGATGAGGTTGGCCAGCGTACGCGACAGCGATTCGAGCGAGACGATGTTGCCGGGCAACGCAATCGCCTTGCGCAACGCCTCGGCGCCGGCCTGGTCGTCGCCCTGCAGCAGCAGATCCACCGCGCGCTCAAAGTCCTCGCGCCGATCCACCATCACTTCCAGCCGGTCGGCCAGGCTGTTCGCCACCTTGCGCAGACGCATGATGTCGCCCCGGTGCTCGCGGCGAACCCGCGCCTGCATCTCGGCGTTGGCCTCGACCAGCTCGCGCTCGGTGGCCTTGTCGAGCCCCCCGGTTACCGTGGTAACCCCGGTGGTAACCGCGTCGTTGGTAACCAGTTCGTCGGCGCGCGACCGGATCTTTTCGGCCAGGTCGCGCGACCAGCCTTCCTTCTTGGCGCGCTTCTGGATGGCCACGTGCGAAACGCCGTGCTCGTCAGCCATCTGGCGCAGGCTCTTGATGCCGGCGCGGTAATCGCGCTCGATCGCGGTCCAGTTGACCGGCAGGCGGATCACCTTCTTGTCGTCGGTGTCGTCGTTGTCTGCCATGGCTTCACCTCACAGGCCTGCGGCGCTATTCCGCCTTGGACTGGTTCTGCCGGTACCAGTCCCGCAGCTCGTTGAGCACAGCGTCACGCTTCTTGCGGGCGGCTTCCTCGGCCTTCCAGTTGTCGAACAGGTCAACGTTTTTGTTGATTGGTTTGATTCTTGGGGCGGGCAGCGGCTCCACTAGCCTCGGGGGTGGTAGCAGGTACAAGGTTTTGAGCTGAACCGCTGGCAGTTGCGGCTCGGTCGGCGCGGTCGTACAGGCTGCGCAGCTCAGGAGGCACAGGGGTATCCAGATATGAGCGAACCTTTTCATTGCTTTCCCCAAGTTTGCGCAGTTCCCGTCGCTGGCTGCGGATGGCTTCGTTGACCTGGTTGAGCTGTTCCTCGACGCGCGCGCGCGTGGCTTCGTCGGCCTTGTGCTTTTCCACGACTTCGGCAATCGTCTTCTGCAAACCAAGGTTGGCCTTGGTGACTTCGTCCAGCGATTTCTTTTGCACGCCGACCGTGACCAGGGCGGTGTCGCGTTCCTTTCTCAGCCGGTCGACGCGCCACGACATGACGCCGATCAGGACCGCAATGCCGATCAACGACACCGTCAGCAACACGGCGCGGATGGTCTTAGCCTTGATGACGGGCATCGTCAGCATCTTTGTTCACCCCGAGTTTGGTTATCACGACCTTTTCCAGAAGCCGGATGCTGGCGGGCGCGCCCATCCAACCCATGAGCCCGCAGAGCGCGCCGGTCCAGTAGGAATCGAGACTGAAGGCGCGGCAGACCATGATGACGATGAAGCCGATCACGCCCGACGACAGTGCTTCCACGATGGCGCGCAGCAAGCTGGGGCGGCTTTGTGCGTCTAGGGTTCGCATGGTGTAACCCAGCAGCCCCGCGAATCCGGCGAGACAGGCCAGCGCCAGGTTCTGCCAGACCTCGCGCGATTCAAGGAAGTCATGGAGATTCACCTGTGGGCTCCGAGCCGGCGGTCATCAAGCGTCCTGCGCGGCGTAGCGCAGGTTCTGCGCGATCCGGGCCGCCCAGCCCGCGGCGTTGGCGGGCCAGTTCTTCAGCTTGCGCATGAAGTCCAGGCGTTCGGCGTTGAGCAGCAGCAACTGGTCGGTCTCGCTCACGCGCTTGGCCGCGGCGGCCGTCACCGGCCCCCAGTGGCCATCGTCGGCCACGCCCAGCGCGGTCTGGAGCTTGCGCACGGCGGTCTCGATGCCGCTGTTCACGGCGAAGTCGAAGGTCTGAAACGCGACCGACGGGTACAAGGCGTCGGCGTTGATGCGCCTCCAGAAATCCTGCAGGTAGATCAGCTTGGCGTCCTCGCGCGTGAGCGCCGCGATGTTCAGATGCGGATACGAGCGCTTGCTGATGCCCCACTTGGTTTCCCCGCCGGGGTCGTCCTTGGGATTGCGGTTCGAATAGCCGCCCTCGTGGCCGAGCAGGCGATCAAAGGCCGTGTCGAAGTCCATAGCGACTCCATGGCGGGCAGCGGCAAAGAAAAAGCCCGGCGCAGTGGCCGGGCTCTCGGGAAAACGGGGGGAAGATGGTGCGGCAGCTCCCCCCTGGGCTGCGCTTCTCGGCTGGGGTGGAGGACGCAGTCGAGAATTTTTGAGCGCAATGCGGGCATCCGAAGGGGATGCCACTGGCGTTTTGTCGGCGCGGTCAGATGGTGTGGACCGCGCACATGTGCGAACCATTCTAGCCCGCCCTGGCGGAATGTGTAAGCTGCCAGCGCCTCTCCGATGACAGGGTTAACACTGACCCCATCCGGCTGGTAACCGCTGGTAAGTCGCACTTTCCCTTGTGCAGCAAGCCTTTTTCGTGTGGACGCGCCAGCGATTCCACTGCAGTGTAATATTCCCCTGTAGTGAAATTTTGAGGGGGTGCAGATGGGAACCGCGTACGACACGGACGTGGCGGCATGGGCGCGGGAACAGGCCGCGCTGCTGCGGGCTGGCCAGTTCACTGACTTGGACGTGCAACACATTGCCGAGGAAATCGAAGACGTGGCAAGGGGCGTCCAGACGGAACTGAGGCGCAGCGTGGCGGCGTTGATCTGCTACATGGTGCAATGGAAATTCCAGCCAGAACGGCGCGGCAAGGGCTGGCAGCGCGCCATCCGCACGCAGCGCAAGGATGTG